GCTGGAAGTGGTAGAGGTTTTGGAAAAATATTATTAGGAGCAGCATTAATTGGTTTATCTTTTATATCTTTTGGTGGACCTTTAGGTGGCAAAGGTTTAGGTGCTGCTTTTTCAGGAGGTAAATTTGTTGGGTTAGGTGAGGTTGGTTTAATTTCAAAATCTTTGGCTTATGTAGGAGCTTATCTAGTGTTATCAGGTATTGCTGATTTATTTACACCAGAAATACGTCCTGATGCAGAAGATCCATTATCAGCTAATTTTTCTAATGCTATCAATACTACACTTGCTACAGTTCCAATTCCAATTTTATACGGTGAATATATTGTTGGATCGGTTGTTATTAGTGCTGGGATAGAAACTGCTGATGGTTCACCAAGCACCTCAAACTCTAGTGTTGCTCAAGATCATAGAGGTAATACAACTAATCTTACTATTGATGAAAATACAGGAGATCCTGTTGAAGAATATGATAGAGATAATTCAGATACATCTCTTAGAAGATATGTAAGGATTTACAGCGTGTCATCTACGCAGGTAAAAATAGAAGCAGTTGTTGGTAATAACACATATCAAGGAACAGGTTATACAAACAATGGAGATGAATTAATAACAGCATTTAGACAACAAAATCAGAATCAATTTAATTACAGTGCTTATGTACAAAATGGTAATACAAAATATTTTCCTGGTAATCTTAAAGAAACTATTGGAACCCATACAAGTGGTGATAGACCTAGCACTGGTGCTAATGATGGATACTATTATGGGTTAGTAACAGGAACTGCAAACTGATGACTGATAAAAAACATTTTATTACAGGTAATCTTTCAGGTGGTTCAAGACAACCTACAAAAGATCCTGATACTTTAAATAATACTGAGACAGGTAAAGTTATAGAAATACTTTCTGAAGGAATTACAGAAGGTTTTGCAACCCCTTCAAAAAAACTTACTTCAGAACTTGCTCAAGTTAATGAAATATATGAACTTGCTTCAAACGATCAAGATCAATATATCGCATATGCACATGAAGATATTTTTTTAGATGACACTCCAATAAGAAATAAAAATGATGGTACAAAAAATACTGACGGAACTTATAAAACTGCAAACTTTAATGGTTTTGATAAACCTAGTGATGGTGGGTTTGACGTAAGACATGGCACATTAAATCAACAAGTTTTAACAACTGACGGTACTTTACAGACTGAAAATATTATTGATGATAATACTCAAAGAGTTGATAAAGGTAGTCCTATAACAAAAATAGTAAATGTTGGTAGACCTTCTTTAGCATCAACTCAATCTGTTGCTCCTGAAAGAGTAAAAGTAACATTACAGGTTAATCAGTTGCAAGAACAAACTGATAAAGGTGATCTTTTGGGTAGAGAAGTTGAATTTAAAATATTTTTTCAATATGTAGGTGATATTGCAGATCCATCTCCAACTTTAATGAAACAAGATAAATTTTCTGGAAGAACTTCGGATATGTATAGAAGAGAATATGTATTCGCTACAGAAAGTTTTAGTAGAGATAGCTTTTTACGATACCCTCTTAATGTGACAGTAGAAAGAGTTACTGATAATAATCTTACTAATGATTCAATACAAGATGATTTTTTCTTTGCAGCTTTAACAGAAATACAAAAACCAACTACAGATTATCAAGGACAAACTCTAGATACTAATATTGAAATTGACGATGGTAATGGTAATAAACAAATAGTATTAGATGGTCAATTTAGTTATCCTTTTACTGCATATTCATTTTTACAGTTTGATGCGTATCAATTTCAAAGTATTCCAAAAAGAACATTTCGTTATCGTGGCATAAAAGTAAGCATACCTGATACTTATTCTGGAAATACCCCTACTGTTGATATTAATAATGGAAGAATTATTTATCCAGACAATTATATATTTAATGGCGAAATAACTAACAATTTATTTTGGACAACAGATCCAGCTTTTATACTTTTAGATTTACTTATAAATACAAGATATGGGTTTGGAAATTATGTAAAACAATCAGAAATTAATTTATATTCTTTTTATCAGGCAAGTAAATATTGTTCTCAGTTAGTTACAACTCCTAGAGGTCAAGAACCTAGATTTGCTTTTAACGGTGTTATAAATAAAACTACAGAAGCTTTTAATTTAATACAAGAAATATGTGGGATGATGCGTTGTTATCCTATTTGGTCAGGTGGACAATTAACTCTCGTTCAAGATAGACCTATAAATCCAGATGACGCAGATCCATGCAACTATCAAACACCTGTTTATACTTTCTCTCTTGCTAATACTTTAAATGGCTTTTCTTATTCTGGAGTTAGTTTAAAAACAAGACATGGAAAAGTTGTTGTTGAATATTTTAATATGGATTCAAGACAACTTGATACTGTAGTAATAAGTAATGAACAAGTTTTTCGTAAAACTCATAATATAAAAAAAGTAAAAGCATTTGGATGTACTTCTTTTTTTCAAGCAGCTAGATATGCAAGAAATATAATTTGGACTGAAAATAATGAAACAGATGTTGTTACTTTTGATATTTCTATTGAAAGTGGAGTTGTTATTAGACCTGGTGCTGTTGTTGGTATAAATGATCCAGTAAGAGCAGGAATTAGAAGAGCAGGAAGAGTAAGTGCTGTAACTTTAGATGGCAATGGTCATTTAACTTCTTTAACAGTAGATGACAGTGCTTCAACTGATTTACCTAGCACTGGTGACAGAACTATATTAGTTGTAGATAGTGCTGGTAAAGCTCTTTCAGCATCTATTAGTTCTATTAGTAATAAAGTTGTAACTTTATCTTCTGCTTTAGCACCTAGTAGTAATGCTACTTTTCAAGTAAATACTGTTTGGTTAATAGAAAATAATATTAAGTCTGAATTATACAGAGTCGTTGATTTAGAAGAGCAAGATGGAATTTTATATAAAGTCACAGGGATTCCATATAATTGTCAAAAATACAATTTTATTGATGGCAATAACTCCACTATTTCAACTATTACTTCATTACAAAATCCAGATTTTACTACATTTGAAAATGAAAGAGTAACAAGTATTTTTGAAACTGATAGAGGTGGCCCTGCTTCTTTATCAGGTGTAACTGTTTTAAGACAGAAAGAAGGTCAGATAATTTCTGTAGTAGTAGTAAGTTTTGAAAATGTTTTAGGTGCAAAAAAATACCTTGTAAAATACAAATTTAAACCTGGTTCTATATCTAACCAAGGAACAAATATTTATGGACAGCCATCGGTATTTATGAACCCACTTGCTGGTTATGGTGAATATTTAAGAGAATTTACAACTGAAGATTTAACTTTTGAAATTGAAAATGCCTCTGTAGGTACTTATCAAGTTGAGGTTTATTCAATCAATGCTAGAGGTGGCGTAACAAGAAATCCAACAATACAAGAAATACAAAATTTTGGAAAACTTGCACCACCTATATCTCCAACAAGTTTAAATTTTGAGTTTACACAATCAGGAGATTTAAAGTTAACATGGCCTTTATCTCAAGATGTAGATGTAACAAGTAATGGTCATGTAATTATTAAACATAATGATGATACAAGTGGTGCTGCTGTTTGGGGTAATTCTCGAACAATAATGATTGTTCATGGTTCACAAACCAGTATTATTTTGCCGACTGTCACAGGAGAATATCTAATTAAATATCAGGATCAAACTTTAATACAGTCAGATTCTGCTGCAAGTGTTATTGTATCAACTCCTGATTTGGTAGATCGTAATTTAATTGGAACAATTAAAGAAAATACTACATTTGGTGGAGCCAAAACTGCTTTAACCGTTAACAGCAGTGGAATGGAAATAGATCAAAATGCTAGTAATACATTAATTGATTCAATTACCGCAAATATAGATACGATTAGTAATTTTGATACTTTAGATGGAAATACTGGTCTGTCAGAAGGGTCATATCAATTTACAAATGTTTTAGATTTAGGAGCAAAGTTTTCTGGAGTTATTTTTGAAAGTGTTGTAAGGTTTGAAGGATTTTCTGATAGCACTCTTTTTGATGATTATGTGCCAGCAGTAGTTTTAAATTCAGATGGTGCGATTATAAGTGGTGGTGTAGATGCTTTAACAAGTTTTGATGGAACAATATTAGAAAATGCGATTGCTGAATTACAAATACAAACAAGTGATGACAATGTTACTTTTAGTAGTGCAAATAATTTTATTGAAACAGTTGCAACTGCTAGATATTTTAAATTCATACTTAATTTAAAAACTACTACAACAACAGAAAATACAAGAATTATTATTGGAGATGTCAGCACTAACACTTTAGGTTGTAAAGTTTTAATGAACAGAAGAACCGAAACAAGTGGTGTATTAAATTCAACAAATGGTCCTAGTTTTACTTTTACTAATGGATTTTTTATAGGAACAAATGCTACTACAGGTTTTGTTGCTGATAATCCGTCTATAACTATTAATCCATTAAATTTAGGAACAGGAATACACTATGAAGTTACTAATATAACTGGTTTAGGATTTGATGTTGTCTTTAAAAATTCTAGTGGTCAGTCTCAAGGAGGAAAAGAATTTACATATACTGCTAGTGGCTTTGGTAAAAAGGTGTAATATAATAGAAATATCTCGTAAATGTAATTAGATGGCTAATTCAGATGCAATAATAGCTAATGGTACAGGTCAAACTGTTAGGACTGATATAGAGTCAAATTTACAAGCTTTAAAAAGTAATAACAGTACTGGTACAACTCCAACAGGAAATAACTTAACAAGTTATATGAGTTGGGCTAATACAAATAGTAATCAATATCAAGTTCATAATAGTACAGCTTTTTTACCTGTTATTGATATATCAACAGGAAGTTCTGCTGGAACTCATATTTCAAAACCAGGTACATCAGCTATTCCTGGTTATAGATTTTTAAATAGTTCGGGTAGTGCTGTGCAAAGTGGGATGGGATTACCTGCTGATACAAGGCTTGGTTTTTTTATTTCAGGTTCTGAAAAAGTATCTGTACTTAGTGATGGAAAAGTTGGTATAGGAACTACATCTCCAAGTGATATGTTAATGGTTAGTGGTGGTGGTGCTGTTATATCAAATAGCACAAATGATGCTTATTTACAGATAGAAGCAACTAACGCAAGTAATAACGATGAAGTACATCTTGATTTAGCTACTGGTGCATATACAGATTATGCTGCAAGATTTATAAGGTTTACAGGTGGCACAAATGCTCATTCTGAGATAGGACATAGAGGAACTGGTGATTTGAGATTACACGCTGAAACTGGAGGTGGTATTGTCTTTAAATCAGGTACTGCTGCTGGTAATAGTCAACCTGAAAGATGGAAAGTTAATCCATCAGGCTGTTTAGAGTGGTCTGACAATATTTATACCAAGCCAGCAAACGTAGACGCTGCTGGTGTTATACTTCCAAGAGGAATAGCCAGTAAAACAGGTGATAATGCTAATGCTACATTATCGGGAAATGTATATAATTTTTATTGGAATTCAAGTAATCAATTAAAATGTTGGATTGATAATACTGATGTAGGACAAGTAAGTGGCCCTTCATCTGATTACAGAATAAAACAGAATATTACTACACAAACAGAATCTGGAATTGACAAGATAAAGCAATTAAGACCTGTTACTTATCAGTATCAAAATTACAGTGTTTTTAAAGCTGATGGTGTTACTAGAGAAGGATTTATTGCACATGAAATACAGGAGGTTATTCCAAGTGGTGCAGATGGAGTAAAAGATGGAGATTCAATACAATCATTAAATGTGGATGCAATAATTTCTGTTTTAACAAAAGCATTACAAGAAGCAGTTGCTAAGATAGAAACATTAGAGACTAAAGTCGCTGCACTTGAAGCAAGCTAATGGCAACATACAAAACTGCTAGAAAAAATTTTACAGTTCAAAGAAGGGCAGATTTTCCCCTTCAATTAAGATTTAAAGATTCTGCTGGTACAGTAACTGATCTCACAGGATACACTGTTGCAGCATCAGTTTATAATAATGATCGTAGTACTTTATTTGCTAATTTTAGTGTTACTTATACAGATAGAACTAATGGATTGGTTGATTTAAAATTAAGTGATACTGATACTGAAAATTTTTCTTTAGCTATTCTTGATTATGACATAAAATTAACAGATCCTAACGGTGATAAATTTTATCCTTTAGAGGGTAAACTGTTTATAAGTGAAGGTTACACAGCATGAGTTCATCTAATCCTATTGCCATTGTTGAAATTGTTAGCCAAGGACCACAAGGCCCAGCAGGTGTGGCTGGAGCCCAAGGACCGCAAGGAGAA